CATCACCTGAACCCAATAAACTTACACCACCTACTGTTTTAATGTTTGTACCGCTTACTAAAGCAGCTTGTTTACCATTAAAAGTAGTCCAATCTGTGCTTGTAAGATAACCATTTACGCTAGTTGTGGCAGCAGCCATGCTAATTGCTGGAGTAGTACCACCACTAGATACAACAGGAGCAGTACCAGTTACAGAAGTTACTGTTCCTAAATTTCCTGTTAAAGCTACACCATTGGCACTTAAAACACCAGTAGAAGGCACAAAACTAAGCTTTGTAGAGCTAGTAGTTATTGGTAAATTGCCAGTAGTTGTTGAAACAATCGTTGGATACCAGGTAGAAGCAGAGCTTGTATTGTCTGTAATTGCAGTATTTGTAGCATTTGTGGCAGTTGTAGCCGTTGTTGCACTTGCAGCAGAACCGCTAATATTAACCGCTAAAGAGGTAATTGATCCACTTGCAGCGTTTAATAAAACAGCAGTAGTTCCAATATATAGCGTTGAATTGCCTAAAACTGCACTAGGAATAGTTCCTGTTAGGTTTCCAGCAGTCAAACTTGTAAGACTTGCTCCTGATCCGCTAAATCCTGTAGCTGTCAATACTCCAGTAGAAGGATTGTATTGATATTTGGTAGAGCTAGTATAAGAAGTAGCTAGGTTTCCAGCAGTTTGATTAGCAAACAATGGATAGCGAGTACCAGCCGTTGTAGTGTCATCCGTTACAGTTGCATAAGCTGTTGGAGTAGTCCAAGTAGGAGTGCTAGTGCCATTAGAGGTTAAAACTTGCCCTGTTGTACCTATTGCGCTAAAAGCATAAGCAGTACCAGTTCCATATCCAATACCGCCAGCCGTAGGAGTTGCTGTAGAGTTTGTACCGCCTGAAGCAATCGCTAAAGCTGTTCCCAAAGAGAAAATACCAGCAGAGCTAATTGTTGCTGCATCTGTAGCACCACCATTTACAACAAAATGAATGGCATTAGCAGTTGTTGTGCCAATCGCTAAATCTGCTGTTGTAGCTGTTAAATAAACATTATTTGCTTGGTTAAATGCGCCTGTGCCAGTAAAGGCATTGCCGTTCATACCAAAGTCACCATAATAGGTGCTATCGGTAGAGTTGTAATTATTAACAATATAGTCTGTAGAAGCCGTTGTGCTTGTATTGTTTGTATTGCTAATAATTACTTGATTAAACGATGTAGCAGAGCTTTGCGCTGTAATTAAGGCATTAGCTGGCGTATATGACAAAGTGCCAATAGTCAGACTTGTTGCAGTTGCTGTATTTAATCTTGATACGTTTGCAGTCAGAATGTCAAAAGTACCATCACCAGCAGTTGTTCCACCGATTGCTACGCCATTTAAAGTGCCACCAGTAATCGCTACAGCATTAGCATTTTGAGTGGACATAGTACCCAAACCACTAATTGCCGTATTTGGGATTGTTGCAGAAGCTGTAAATGCGCCTGTTCCATTACCTTTAACATAGCCTGTCAAAGTAGCTGCCCCTGTACCACCTGAAGCTACAGCTAAAGGACTAGAAAGGCCTGAAATAGTACCGCCAGTAATTGCTACTGCATTGGCATTTTGCGTTGACATTGTGCCAAGGCCAGTAATATCTGAACTTGGAATAGAAGCAACTGTGCTAAATGCCGTTGTGCCACTAGCCTTTAAATAACCAGCAGTAAATGTAGCTGCGCCTGTACCGCCATAAGCAACACCAATAGTGGTTGCGTTCCAAGTTCCAGCAGTCAATGTACCTACACCAGTAATTCCAGTATAAGAACCGCTAATTAAGCTAGATCCGATTGTTCCGCTAGTAATTTGACTAGCAGCAATCGCAATATCTTGTGCAGAAGCAGAAGTAATTTGACCTTGAGCATTAATGGATAAAGTTGTTGTTTTGCTTGCAGTCCCATAAGTTGCAGCAGTAACACCAGTATTGGTAATGCTAAAAGTATTAGAAGCAAGGGTTAACCCTGTTCCAGCGTAATAAGTAAAAACTCCTGAAAACTGAACAAAAGTAATTGGAGTAACTCCAATAGTTCCTGTATCAGCAGAAGTAGATACCCATGCAGTATTCGCTTGAGATCCGTTTAAAACGACTGTGTAAGCCCCTGGAACTTCTGCCCATACATCCATGTCAACTGCTCTAGTCCATGCGCTTGCAGAGGCTACATAAATGCCGTTATCGGCTGTTGCTGTTTGATTCTTAATTAATACTCGATTACCAGCCAAGACTGAATAACCATCAATCGTCTGTAAACCTGACAAAGTAATATTAGTTAAAGTTCCTACTTTACAAGCAGCTTTAGGGTTTAAGCCTTGAGCAATAGTATCTACATACAGTTTATTTGTTATATCGGTAGCAGAAGAAGGAGCAGTTGAAATCTGACCAGTAGCTGTAGAGATATTAGTAAAAACGCCAGTAGAAGGGCTTGTAGCTCCGATTGTGGTGCTATTAATAGTGCTATTTGTAATGGTTAACCCTGATTGAATAGGATTAACTGATGCGTAAAACGGCTGACCCTGACCTATAAATGTTTGGAAGTTTCCATAAACATCAAAATAAGCCTGAACTGGCAGTAGATTTTGATCTACTGTTGAGGAAGGGCCAGCCATAATGCTCCTTAATAAGCCATTGCCATAAATAGAATAACATCGCCAGCAGTCATATTTGCAGCCAAGCCTGAAGTGATGCTAAAACTAGTTACGGAAATAGAAGTGGTAGTGCTTCCAGTTTGTTGTAAAAACAATGTTGTGCCAGCCGTTACATCAAAAGCTTGACATACCCAACCATTAGCTGCTGCTGGCAAAGTAATTGTTCCTCCAGCAGCACCGCCAGTACCAACTACTACTTTAAATGCAGCAGTATTTGTTCCAGTAATTGTTGGTGAAGTACCAAATCCTGAAGCAACAGTTGGATTTACGCTTGAAATCACCAAAGTTCCATCAATCGAAAGGGTTGCTGGATTTTCAGCATTTCCGCTTAAAGGAGGTGAAAAATACGCACCACCAGGGCCAACTAAACCCAAACAAGCTCCAGAAGTATTAAATGCTGCTTGAACTGGAACAATATTTTGAGTTGAGGTACTTGCTACAGCATTAGAAGTAGGCATTATAGTTTTCCTTCACCTGGAGTAATTTCAAGACTTGTTGCTGTATTTGAAATAAACCATGCATTAGGAGGAATACCACTAAATACTGCTACTCCGTTAGCTGGAATAGACATTACATAAGGGATTCCAGCCGTAGTTGGAGTTGTAGCTACAGGGGTAACAGTTGCATCACTAGGCTCTTGAGGAGCCCAAGCAAATCGCACAATTCCACTTGTTATATTCATAATTCTATAAGAAGTAGGGTAAGTGTTATTACTTGCTTTTACCTGAATAGCAGCAGTACCTACCTGATAAGTAGGGCCAAAAGGCGAAAAAGCTGAATCGTAAGCCATGATGTAGCTCCTTAAACAGCCGTTACAGGCAATGAACCTTCAGGTCGTACAACTTGAATTGTATAAACACCAGCAGCAGGAGTCAAAGTACCAGCAGTAATGTTGCCAAACTGAACAGACAATACGCCAGCAGTTAAACAATCAGCTTCAGCAACAATAATGCCTGAAGTTTGAGTGCCGTTATATCCAATTACAGAAACAATGTCAGTAGTTTGCAAGCCAGGCACATTAAATGTCTGAGCTGGGCTAACGTATGTCAATACTTGAGCTGGAGTAAGTGATGGAGCAATGTAGAAAGTGCTAATTGCATTTCCACGAGCAATAGTAGTAGAAGGCATGATTTTTCCTTTAAATAAGGTACTTCAATTATATGTTAAATAAGAAAAAAGCCATACTTTTTGGGCATGGCTTTTATCCTAATACTTCAAGATACTTGATATTAACTAAAGTCGTAACCATAAACGTAAACATCAACTGTACCTACTACCGCAGTAGTAGTTGCAATATTGACAAATAACGCTTGTTGGTTATAAGACGTTACCACCGCAGAAGCTGCCACTTGGCTTACACCAAGAACTGTAGCTAACTGTGAAGCAGTAATAGCACCAAACAATGAAGTTGGTGTACCACTACCTGTTGTAGTAATGCCTAATACTAAACTTGTTAAAGTACCTGTAGCTGCACCTGCATTATTAGAGTTAGTAACTACTAATAAGTTAGGCTGGTAAGTTGTAGAGTTAATGATTGGCAAAGGGAAGAAACTTCCTGATGCTGCATTTACATTCACACCTTTAAGTACACCCAATAATCGTTGCGCTTGATTAGTTGTTACATTACTTGGGTGAGCCGAAGTGGTTACTGCTGGTCCTGGATTAGACATAATAGTTTTCCTTTATCCGTTAATTATTAAGCTGCAACTCGGCAAGCGAGTTCAGGATACAAAGGAGCCCAACCATACAGAACGTCAACACGAGTAGGGATTGAGTCATTGTTAATGGTGTATTGACGAACTACACGCATTGATAGACCAATTTCCTTGTCGCTTGCACGACCAGCAAAGTGAACGCCTTCAGGCAACTCAAGGTCAGCCATAGCCATTGTGAACGCATTGCGATGCATTACGATGTTTTGTGGAGAAACTAAACCATTTCCACTTGCATTGTATTGTGAAGCAAAGAATGTCACAGCAGCAGAAGCAGCAGGAACAGGAATACTTACGTTCTGGAACTGACCGCCAGAGATAACTGCTGGAGATACGATTACAGAAACAGAAGCACCTGAAGCTACGCTAACAGCAGATTTAACTACGAATGAACGCAGTTTGTTTGTGCCGTATGGTTGGCGATTCTGTGGGTTAGTTGCATATACACCAGCGATAGTGAAAGTGTCACCAGCGTTCAAGTTGATTGTGCCTGTATTAGCAGCAGTCAAAGTAATAGTGGACTGTGAAGCCCAACCAGATGTTAAGAAACCAGTTGCAGTTGTTGTAGCTACAGAAGCAGTTACAGTTGAGCTAGAGAAGTTACCAAAAGTTTGTGACACGATGTTTTGGTCAAGCTTCCAGTTCATACCGCCTGAATCACGACCCATCAAGCCTTTTGTATATTGGCTAGAGATCTGCTCAGTAGGAACAAATAAACCTTTCAAGCTGTCAACGATAGTTGCAGAAGTGAACGGCTCAACGATACATGATCTACGACCATCACGAGGTGCGCCTTCAGAGTCAAGATACGCTTGTGCTGACAAGTATGTATAAAGACCAGTTGGAGGAGTACCAGCAGTACCAACGATGTTAGCTGTATTCAAAGCTGCTGTAGTTGTACCATCAAAGTCAATTTTGTTGGCGATAGCTGCAACTGCTGGCTTCAGAATACGATCAGAGAACATATCCAAAGACAAAGCTAAGTCTTGAGTTGTGAACTGTGTATCAACGTGGAACTGGGTGCTTAAAGTAACAGGAACTGAAGTTTCGTTCAGATCTTCTACGTTTAAAGCTGGGCCAGTAGTACCGATGAAACGGCCTGGTCTGCGTACGTTAACTGTTGCGCCAATTTTTGCGCCAACAACGGCAAATTGGTCATCATAGTTACGATCTACTTCTGATGTAAATGTTAATTCGTTTTCCAAGACCATTAACGCTTCGTTAGTGATCTTGCTGATAGTTAGCAAGGTATTTGCCATTTTAATTCTCCAAAAAAATTAGGTTTATCTGACTTTTCCAGCCTGTCTTGCAGCTTTCCATTGAGCATAAGTGCCATGAAATTCACCATTGGTGTCTATCATTACGTCTTTGCCAACTTTGCCACCGCTTAACGGCTTGATCGGTTCAGGTGCTTTACTACTTGAAACAGTTTCCCTGACTTTTTCGGCTTTAGAAGATTTAGCTTCTTTTGCTTCAAATTTAGCTTCTAACTTGCCTATTTCTCTAAGAGCTTTAACAACTGGCATTTCTGTCAATCGTTTAGCAAAGTCATCATCTGATGCTAAGAAATATAGGAGCTGTGGCCCTACATCACTTTCAAGGATGCTATCTCGTATTTCGTCACCAACGACTATCGTACTAGACTGCACCATGCGATCAAAATCAGGCAGATCTGCTTTTGCTTTGGCTATCTTCTCATTCCAAGACTTTAAGATCTTTTCTTGAGTTTCTTTAGCCTTACGACCAGCTTCCTCTGCATCCCTTTGCTTCAAAGCATTTTCAGCACTCCATTCCGCTAATGCCTCTGCATATTCAAAGGCATCATTGAATTGACTTGCTTGGGGTTTACCCTCGGCTTTTACAGTTTCCTGTTGTGGCTGTTGGACATTCCCTGCTTCGTAACTCTTTAGCTTTTCTCTAAGTTCAAGAGCTTCAGCTTCCGCTTGTTTAGCTCTTTGCGTTACCTTATCGAATCGCTTATTAAGCTTATCTTTTTGCTTCTCAGGTTCTTGCTTCTTAGCTTCTTCCTTTGCTTCTGGTTCACTCTGTTCAACATCACCTTCTGGCTCTGAATCTTTCTTTACAGATTCAGCCTCAGTAGTGGCTTGTTCGTCAGCTAAACCTAATCTTTCTGCATAAAAGGTTGTTGCGTTATCACTTGTTACTACACTACTTGCTTCTCTTACTTCGGCCATGATTTCTCAAGCTCCTCTGTTATTTGATACGAAAATACTACTAAAAATAATTCTTGTCTATTTCTTTGATTCTTTTTTGGCTTGCTTAATCAAAGATTTTTGCTCTTTAAGTTGAGCTTTGTCCATGCCAGCGAACGGATTGGCTTTGCCTTCTGGCTCATATTTAACGCCAGCTTTACGAGCCATTTCTTTCATTTTCCATTCAATTACGTTTGCGCCTGTTACTGTTGCCATATATCCTCCGATTAGGTTGGCTTAATTATTGCTTTTCGTTTAATTCTTTCAAGATTGCATCTATAGCACCACGTTTGCCTATTTTAGCTTTAAGCAATGCATATTTTGGATGCTTTTTTGCTCTTTCATCTTGTTCATTTTTAGGCTTTTTAGTAGGCATTTCATCAGCTTCTTCCATAGAATTAAGCTTCTTTGCCATGTATTCAGCACGATTTTCTGATGTAACAATATCTCTTGCCATTTTAAATTCCTCTTTCTATTGCTTCGTCTAAAGCTGCTCTTTGATCTTTCAAATTCATTTGAGCCAATATTAAGGCAAGTTGCGCCTTCATTTGCTCAATTTCTTTCTGAGTTTCTGTCTTAATAACTGTGTCATGCGCTTGAGTATCTGTACGCATACGAGAATCTTCTCTGCGAACTTCCAGCTCCATTTCAGTTTTTTGCAACATGGCTTTGTCTTTTTGTTCTGCAACACTAGCACCATACTGAATATCCATTTGCATAGCCTGAATCTGCTGTTGCAACTGCTGGATAGTTTGTTGAGATTGAGCCAACTGCATTTGAGCTTGTGGAGGAACTGGTGATTTCTCATCAATTTGAGCCATTGGGTTAGCAGCAGCTAATCGGTCAGCAATAATGTCTGCGCCTGGGAAATCTGAATTTCTAAAGATCAAATCACCAGCAGTTTGCATCAAATTAGGATCAAATGAGAGCATTTGAACCATTGAATCAAAGGCTTCAGCACGTTTAGAAGCATAGCCAGGGCCTGTTTCCATAACAATATCGTATTCACCTACTGTTACATCATTCAATACTTTTTCAACGCCTTGATCATCAACGCCTGGCTGGTTAAGAGTCACTAACTCTCCTTTTCCATCTGCGCCAATGATTCGCAATACTCGTTCTTTGTCATAAATATGGGGAATCAGGTCAACAATGATTCGCCCAGTTTGACGAATAGAACGAGTCAGATTGTCGTAATAATGAAAATTAGTCATATCGGTTTGCTGTTGCATACCATTTATGGCTTTTCCAGATTGATTGCCGTTTGGAAGCTGAGTTGGATCGTAGATACCAACAACTGCCTTTAAATCACCATCTAAACCTTGTAACGCTGTTACCATTCCTGCTGGAGGTGGTTCTGGCTGAATCCTTGTAGGAACAGGAGCCATGCGACCTTCAGAGTCAGTTTGTTTGTAACGCAATACAGGCATCGACTTGATGTTTGCCTGATTCCATTCCATTTCATGACCTTCATCCTGACCTTCTGCAAGGAGGAATTTAGCCTTTGGAGCAAGAGCAACAGATTCAGTAAGAGCAGTTGACCAAAAGTTATACATACGCTGTGGATCTTTAGCCATACGAGTAAGGCCAAACTTCTTCTTTTTGCTATCCACAATAAGCTGCTGACCATAAACAGGCACAACAGGAATGTAACTACCAGCCCAATCCCTTTGTTCAAGGATCTGCATACCAGTTAATTTGCACCACTTAATCTGCTTTTTAATGGTTTCACGCTTAGAAACGACATAAATGCCAGCATCTTGCATGACTGTTTCTTTAGGCTTTTCATCTTCATAGCAAGTGGTTCCATCAGACAAAAGCAGCAATTTCATGCGTTTGCGTTCTGTATAGAAGTATTCTGCTACACGAATATCTTCCCTTGTAATCCATTCTGATTGGCTATCGCCTGTGCCACGAGGAGTAAAACCGCCTCCATCGTCTGCGCCTGGGTACATTTTACGGAAAGCTTCTTTGCTGATCACTTCAGTAATCAAACATTTCTCTGCATCTGATCCATCAGGTTCATTGGAATTAGGATCGAAATACACCATAAATGGGTTCTCAATGCGTTTAATGTAGATTTCTTGATCAAAGCTATCAGGTCTTGGATAGTCATGAGTAATACGCCAAAATCCCCATCCCATACGAACTGCAAAGTCAAAAGCATTATCGTAGGCAGAATCAGCATCTGATTGGTTTTCAATATGTCGGCAAATACCAGTAATGATTTCAGCTATCTTTTCGTCTGATTGATCATTCATGCCATGAGCCTTCATACGAGGCCGTTGCTGACGTTGTTGATTGGTAATCTGTCGGCAATACGCATCAATCTTGTTGATGGTCAAATAAGGTCTAGATTCTAATAATCGGCTATTTTGGATTTCTACAGGCCATTGATCACCACCAGCAAACTTTAGATCGTCTAAAGCCTCTACTCGGTTGTTTGAATCATTGTCGGAACAAAATCGCAGAAACTCTTTAGCTTCTTCAATTACTCCTGATTCGTAATCATCGCCATCTTCTGTGGAATAGATACCACCATTGCCTGAGTCATAGACCGCCATATTAGTTCCTTGTTAGCTCATCCAGCTTGACACATCATAATTCATCGGC